CTCGTCTAAATCATCTAGAAGAAAATAATCAACAACTAGATGAGGGACCTCTTGGAAGGCTCGTTGGTAAGATTGGTAGTAAACTATTAGCAAGAAAAGCAGCAGCAAGAGCAACACAAAGAGCAGCAGGCGGTATAGCTGGAACAGCAGCAAAATCAAATTTTAATGCAGCAGCAAGACAAGCAGCAAGAAATGCACAAAATTTGTCTAGAAGCCAAAGAATTGCAGCAGCAAAAACATTAAGAATAGCAGCAAGATCACCTGCAGGTGCAGCAAAAGTACTTGATGCTGCTAAAAATATTCCATGGTTAAAAACTGCGCTAACCACTGCAGGATTAATATATGCCGGAATAACGGCATATGACCTTTATAAGTCTCTAACTACGCCAGAGGAACCCAAAGAACCTTTGGGTTCGCTGATCGACGGCCCAATGACACCACCTGGTGAAGCACCACCCGCTAAAACTCAACCCGATGAACAACCAAGCGGTGCTGCTGATGATGCAAAGGTCGCAAGTACTGATCCTACTGATGTTCTTGGTCAAGATGCTAAAGAGAAAGGCTTTAACTCAGGTGAGCTACAAGGATTGATGCAAAAAGCTATTGATGAATTGAATTCTCTTGCTAAAGACCTAGAATCTGAAAAAGATCCAATGTCAATATCACTATTAGGCGAATACAATGGATTACTAAAACGCTTAGAAAAAGCAGGTTTTAAACCTAATTTAGCTTTAGCAGAATCCCTTGAAGAGGTTCACAAAAGATTGGTAATCGCCCGTAGCAGAAAAATCTAATATTACCCGTGCCATGCGCCTTGGAAACAATGGCGCATCTCATGCCCTAAACTATGCATCGAGGTAGTCAAATGAGTTACTACAATACATTCGGTGTTCTTGTCATCATTAAAACTACAGGCTTTGATAGAATACTGAATAGGAGGATGACCCCGGCGAACATTCTCCGCACTACAAACACCCTGGACATCAGTAACCCGTCTCCATTCTACACGCATTCTATTGGTCTCAACTTTCCGGGCATCAAATAAAGTATGAGGATTATCCCAATCAAAATTAGCAGATGCACCAGCTACGACACCTAGACCAAATATTGCTGCTACAATTAATTTTTTCATAGTAAAAATACCATTTAAGTCACAACAGTATTTATTCTACACAGGTTGGGTATTATTGTCAAATCCGTTGTAGAAAAACAACATAGGGAAAATATCAAAAAAACATAGGAAAAAACGCATTTTCCCATAATGGTGATAAATACACTTGACGGATCGCTGTAAGTAGTTTATACTTATGATTCGTTAGTCACATAATTATGTGTGGCGACTACTAAAACAAAGACCATCTTAATTTAAAGGATAAAACATTATGGCTTCTCTATCAGATATTCGTGCCCGTATCGCAGCACAAGATAATAAAACTCAACGCACCCCAGGTGCTCAATCAGATAATTCAATCTACCCTCATTGGAATATGGAAGAAGGTACAATCGCTACCATTCGCTTCCTACCAGATGGTAATGCATCAAATACTTTTTTCTGGGCTGAACGACAAATCATCAAACTACCATTCAATGGCGTAAAAGGTAATCCTGAGGCCAAACGGGTAGAAGTTCAAGTCCCATGCATGGAAATGTACGGAGAAAGTTGTCCTGTCTTGGCAGAAGTTCGTCCTTGGTATAAAGACGAAACTCTTAAAGAAATGGCTAACAAATATTGGAAGAAACGCTCATATCTGTTTCAAGGGTTTGTTCGTCAAAATCCAATCGGTGAAGATAAAGCTCCTGCAAATCCAATTCGTAGGTTTGTTATCTCTCCACAAATTTTTACTATCATCAAATCAAGCTTGATGGATCCTGAAATGGAAGAATTGCCCACTGATTATATGCGTGGTCTTGACTTCAATATCAAGAAAAATAGTAAGGGTGGTTATGCTGATTACTCTACATCAAATTGGGCCCGTAAAGAATCCCCGCTTACTGAAGCAGAACAACAAGCTATCGAGGCACATGGCTTATTCAATCTAGCTGAGTTCTTGCCTAAAAAGCCAAACGAAGCTGAACTCCGTATCATCAAAGAAATGTTTGAAGCATCTGTAGATGGTCAGGCATATGATGTTGAACGATGGGGCAGCTACTATCGTCCATATGGAATTGATGCTCCTCAAAATTCATCTTCTACTTCTCCTCAACAAGAATCTACTTATTCTCCTAAGGTAGAATCTTTTGATGAAGATGAAGTTGCAGCAGCCGAACCAGTAAAGGTTCCTCCTGCTGCTGTCTCTAGCGACAAGGCTCAAGACATTTTAGCACTAATTCGTGCTCGCCAAAATAAGACTAATTCTTAATTATAAGAGGTCAAGATGACAACTGTAGCCTACCTATATAAATGGACTCATGTGCCTACAGGTATGTGGTATGTAGGTTCGCGGTCGGCAAAAGGTTGTCATCCTGATGATGGATATTTGTGCTCAAGTGGTGTGGTTAAACCGTTAATTTTAGAAAACCAAAATGAGTGGAAAAGAGATGTTTTAATATTAGGTGATCCTGAATATATTATTAATTTGGAAAATAATTATTTACAAAAATTAGATGCTAAAAATGATCCAATGTCTTATAACAAACATAACGGAGATGGCATTTATGTAACATTCGGCGATAAGAATCCAATGAAGGATCCTTTAATTGCTAAAAAAGTCGCAAACGCAATCCGAGGGGAAAAACATTGGACAAAACATTTGGATGGAGCAGTTCACCCACAACAAGGTCAAAAAAGACCTAGCATTGCTGGTGATAATCATCCAAATAAAAAGAAAGAAAACGCATTAAAAATTAGTAATTCTCAAAAAGGAAAAAAACATGAATATGCTTTGGGTGATAAGAATGTAATGCGTGATCCTAAAATTGCTGCTAAACTTTCAGGTGAAAATCATTGGACAGTTAAACATCAAAAATATCAATGTCAACATTGCGGAATTTTATGTATTAAAAGCAACTACACAAGATGGCACGGCGATAATTGTAAAAGGAAACATCAATGACAACCACAGAAGAAAGATATCGGGCCATAAAGGCAAGTAAGAAACTATTAGAAGAACTATGCGACCCAGGTCGTACTCCCAGAGTTCCTAGTTTGATCAGAGACCGAGCAAGATCGGCTCTCAAACATTTTCCTACGGATTGGGAAATAGATAACATTGCCGATCAATGCCCCGAATACCTTGACAAACAATCTACAACTATATACAATAACGGATTGTTACATCGCTAAAATAAGGATAATGGAAATGGCAACAGCAAAACAAGTAAATAATCTATGCGATAAACTGGTAAAAGTAAATGAATCTTTTACCATCAATATGTACGACAACGGCTTTATGATTGAAGTTAGTGGTCGTAATAAAAAAGGTGATTACACCAGTGCTAAAATCATGTGTTCAAATGTAGACCAACTTGTAGCACTAGTAAATGAAGCCTGTACAATGGAGCGTGATAGCTAAAATGGCAAAACCATTCGATATCGCAAAATTTCGTAAAGAAATCACTAAATCCATCGACGGTCTTAGCATTGGATTCAACGATCCAACTGATTGGATCTCTACCGGTAACTATGCACTTAACTATCTAATCTCAGGTGACTTCAATAAAGGAGTACCTCTTGGTAAGGTTACTGTATTTGCAGGAGAATCAGGATCAGGAAAAAGTTTTATCTGCTCAGGAAACTTGGTCCGTCATGCACAAAAACAAGGTATCTTTGTAGTGCTAGTTGATAGCGAAAACGCCCTCGACGAAGCATGGCTACATGCTCTTGGTGTAGACACAGATGAAACTAAATTGCTTAAATTGAATATGGCTATGATTGATGATGTAGCTAAAACAATTAGCAAATTTATGGCAGATTACAAAACTCTTCCCGCAGAGGATAAACCTAAAGTATTGTTTGTGATTGATTCATTAGGTATGTTACTCACACCAACTGATGTTAATCAATTTGACGCCGGTGACATGAAAGGTGATATGGGTCGTAAACCCAAAGCATTGACCGCATTGGTCCGTAATTGCGTTAATATGTTTGGTAATCATAATGTTGGATTGGTAGCTACTAACCATACCTATGCAAGTCAAGACATGTTTGACCCAGATGATAAAATCTCTGGTGGTCAAGGATTCGTCTATGCATCAAGTATCGTAGTTGCTATGAAAAAGCTCAAACTCAAAGAAGATGAGGATGGTAATAAGGTAAGTGAGGTACGAGGTATCCGTAGTGCTTGTAAGATCATGAAAACTCGCTATGCAAAACCATTTGAAAGTGTTCAGGTTAAGATTCCCTATGAGACTGGAATGAGTCCTTATTCTGGTTTACTAGATTTATTTGAAAAATCAGGTATGCTAAATAAAGAAGGTAATCGTTTGGTATACACTACTCTTGATGGGGAAGTAATTAAACTTTTCCGTAAAGGTTGGGAATCTAATGATGATAATTGTTTGGATAAAGTAATGGTTGAATTCCGTGAAAAATCTCAAAATAAAATAAGTACAATATCATCTGAAGAAGAAACATCTGAATGAATATTTAGATAAATTCTCATCCGATTTTGATGATGCACCAGTTGTTGCCAAAATAAAAGATTACTTTAATTTTTAGGAAAACTATTACTATGATTTTGGATACTGTTTCAGCAGTTTGGGAAGCATTGCTCCCACATATAGATTTAAATGAAAGAAAATATGCAGCAACTTCTTTAGTTGATTTTTTAATT